GCTACAGGTGTATACCTATTTTTATTGCAAGCCATAATAGCTAAGCCTGAACTAATGGAAGCATCGTGTTTTGTTCTATTATTTATATTAAACTTAGCCCAATCTTCTAATGTTCGTTGCATATACATATTACCATATGTTTCTCCGTTGTACCCAACGTGTGTTTCTATATAAGATTCAATTGCCGCAGCGTGTGCTTGTTTTATATCTTCACTAGAGTTAGGTATTCCACCTATTTCTCTTTCAGTTACTGATAGTTTATTCCAAACCTTATCTGGCCTGTTCATACTAAAACCTCTGTATCCTCTTCTTTTAAAATGATACAGCAACCTGGGTTTGTTATTTTCACAAAGTAAAGGCATACCATAAAATATACATGCCATTAATACATCTTCGAAAAACATTTCAGCCGTTTGAGGCCTAGCTATATACTCTAAGAAAAAGCAATTAGGAGGAGCGTCTTCCATACTAAACTTAGTTAAACCGTGCAAAGCTCCATTAGATCCTCTTTTATCTACAGTTCCAGATATATCATAACTGTCACATCCGAATGCGCCCATATGATCATTACCTGGATACTTAATACCGTTTTTTACTATAATTTTATTTTGCAACCCAAATTTAGGAACCCAAGATACTTTAAATCTACCGTCTTTGTTGGGGTGAAATACCACCTTAGTATCTTTCATTCCGTTAGCCCAGGAAAAACTACCTGTTGTTACTACGGAAGTATTTTTTAAATCCTCATTATAATCTACTTGCTCGTATATTTTAGTAAGATTGAAAATAGACTCTTTAGCTTCGTCTCTAAACGCATGCTTTGTTGTTCTTGGAAACTGACGATAGTATTCGTTTAAACCATCCTGATCATCTTTTAATCCATCAACTTCGTTTTGCCAATGCTCTATAACTCCTAAATCAATTATTTCTTTATCAACTCCTACTACAGGTTCTTTTGGCGTATCGAATACAGGTAATCCATGAGCATCAATGTATCCTTCGTAGTTCCATTCCATAGGTATGAACAAAGAATAGAGTCCTGAACTAGTCTGTCCGTTGCGGTTTCTTTTGTTAACATCTGAATTGTGATATAGTTGTTTAAAATTATTTCCACCTTTTTCTAAAGCATTTGATGTAGAACCCATCATACACTTACCTACTATCTTGCTACCTAATCTTAAACAAGTTTTTGTAACCCTCCAGTTATTTAATATGTTATCAGGTCTTTCCCATTTACCGGATTCATCATGAACCAATAATCTAAGTTTCTCACCATCATAACTGTTGTCACCAGTATTTTTCCAGTCAATAGTAGTATCTAAACCAACTAGCTCTTCTAACTTTTCGTTTGAATCAAGCTTTTTTCTTGTAAGCTTACTAGCAGGTATTCTATATGCTAATTCTGTTTTTGGTCTATCCATACCGTCTTGTATGGGTTTAAAGAAAAACGGATAGTTAATAGATATAGGTACAACCTTATCTGTAAACATTTTTTTAGCATCACTACCAGACTTTGATAATATACCAAATCTAGCATCACTTGACATAGTGGCTTGATGCACTGTTTCAGATGATGACATAAAAGAAAACCCAGAACGTCTATTTTTTAAATAACACATACCGTAACTTCTTTTGTCTGCTTTACAAGCTTCCCAAAATATAAAGAATAATCTGTTAGATTCTCTAAAATCAGGTTGACCTACGTCAATCTTAGTCCACTGCAAGTACATATAATGAGTACCTGTTACATATGTTGGTTTACCGTTATTGTAAAACCAATTACCTTCATTCCTGTAATTAAATTCCTGATCAATGTAATCATACCACTTTTCTTTAAAATCAGAAGGGTATTGTTCCCAATCAAAAACGCTTTTTATTTTACTTAATTCTTTAGGATATTCTTTTGATTCCCAGAATTGTTGATCTTTTTTATCTGAGCGTTTGCATACATCTTTCGTTGCTTTTGGTAAACCGATTTTAAGATCTTGGATATCATATATCTCTCCAATTTCTCCAGTTCTACTAATAACCACGATATCATACTCAGCATTATAACCATACTCCCATTTCTTATACCTATTCATCCGCTTTATAATTTGCGGTTTTATATGATCGGTATCTATTTTATATAAAGATTGCTTGTACATTATTTAGATCTTCCTTCAGCGAAGCCTTTGAAAGCTTGTTTCTTTTCCTCTTTAGGCTTTTCATCTAACATAGCTTCTTCTGATTCTAATCTAGCTAGTATTTCAAAAGCATCGAATATAGCTAACTTTTTTGTAGCCGCTGCATTTTTAAGCTTGTCTGCGGATAAATCTTCTTCAGAATCCACAATAGCTTCTTTAGCTACTTTGATTAATTCCTCAACGGCGATGTGTCCAGCTAGGATTATATTCTTTTTCGTCTCCTTTGTATTCATATTTAATTACAATATCATTTGATTTCATACAATATAAACGCTTGTCTTCAAAAACAAACTCAAACTCAGAGTTAGGTTTAAACCCAATTAAATCACCAGGTAGTATTTTAGCGCCTTCTAAGGACTTGTTCCCGTATTTAAGTATACCAATAAGTTCTTTTTCTTTTTGGTCCTTTAAAACGTCTGTTTCTGCAATAGGCGATACAAAGCAGTATTGCATGTTAGCAATCCAGGTATCGTTTCTTTTATACATATATATTTGATCCGAGTTGGCAAAAAACAAATTGTCTTTAAAAAACGTAGAACCGTTTCTTTCCATTCCTCTGATGTCGTACCATCTCCTAAATATATTGTGGTGCAGTATTACTTTGTCACCAGGTTTTATGTCTGTTTTAAGAGCAGAAGGTACTGAAACAACGATAGCTTCTTTACTAACAGATCTCCAATCCTCTACTTTAGTATTAGTGATTAGATCTTTATCACCTACTTTTACTTTATTATTATACCGATCATTTAAAGGTTTAACAATAAACTGGCTAAGACTATTCATTAATACTCTAAATCGTATTCAACAGATATTGCCATGTTAGAATTAAACTTTTTCCAGGGCATAGTCTCGTTATTCTTTTTTATGTAGATGTTATAAGACATATCTTTTTCTTCTAACAGTATAGCTTTTATTTCGTGACCTCCGTATACAGACTGACCTACAGAGTAGTGCATTGCGTCATTTTTATAGTCTGACCCTATGCTTATTTTCCTAACTACTTTGCTCATCTTCTATTTCTGTATATTCACCGGTTTGTAAATCTATATTTACTTGCCCGTAAGTGTTTTCTAAATCTTTTTTAGTATCCGCAATTTGGGCGTTGACACTTGCAAATGTATGCAATAGTTCGTGTTTTTTAGCTTCTAGTAATCCTAAATTTTTAATTATCCCGTCAGCTTCTTGTTGTTGCGAAATAATATTTTCTAATTCTTCTTTTTTAATTGTACCCATAATTTAATTTAATTTAATTGTTCCTTAGGTTATAGTTACCTGTATTACAGATATTTTAGTTTTTAGAGTTCTTATTTTCCTTGTTCATTAAATACCATTTTTGACAAGTATAACCAATAACAACAAGTGTTAGTACTATTTTCAATCCTATTTCAATCGCAGAAAAGTTCAAAGCCATAGCCAACCCATTTAATCCGTATATTTTCAAATCAATTAATTTCATTATTTGTAATTGTATATTATTAAATAAAAGAATACAGGGATTGAACTGTAAAGCCAATCTAAAAATTCCATATCACCTTTTCCTAGTGCTTTGTCATAAATAAATTCTTTTAAAGCGTAAATTAAAACAGCTATTAAACCACCAATATTACCGAATAGTAACACCATAGGAAACCCTGTAAGCACACCCACAATGAAGTGTGCCTTATGGTCTTCTCTTAAATTACTAATAAAGTTAGCTAATTTATTCATTAAAATTTATTATCTAAGTAGCTTACACCTGCGAATCCGTGAACTCCCTCTGTATCTATATCTACGCTATAAGACTTCCAACCGTAGGGATGGTCTTTTACTATCAACTCTCCTTCTTCGTTGAACTCGTCTTCTAAGAACCAAGCCATATCAACACACCAACCCTCAGACAAAACTGCTTCTGAAATTATTTCTCCATCTTCGTCAAGTTCTTCTTTTTGTAGGGTAATATGCCCTAATTCAACTTTCGCAAATTTAAACTTTGGTACTTTATTTCCTTCATCATCAGAAGTATGTAAGTTGTCGTATTTATCTAAAAATTGTTCTCTGCTATTAAATTCGTATTTTGCTACTATCATAATTATATTGTTGTTAAAGTTGTTAATTGTGCGTCTGTTAAAGCTGTTTTGTAGACTCTTAGGTCTTTTGCGTTACCATAGAATCCACTTAAATCAATTTTATTAAATAAATTTTGAACTCCTACGATTCCGCTTGAGTCTACTACTTCCTCTACACCGTTTACCCATAGAGCAAAATCATTTTCTTTAAATTTAACCGCTAATTTATAATTATCGCCAATTGTAATTACCTTACTTGCGTAAAACTGATTTACTCCGTTTATGTTAAAAGTTACGTTTATTGAAGTTGCGTAAAAATAAAGTTGTAGTTCGTTTTGGTCACCACCATCTGATAATTTTACACTTTTTGCAGTTGAATTAGAATTATTAGTTCTACTCTCAAAATACAATACACCTTCTTCACTATTTATCAAACCACTTAATCCGCTTCTACTTGCAGTTTCTGCTAAACGAGTCTGAACAGTTCCTGAAGTTGGTATGTATGAAGTAGCGTAAGACTGAGCTTCTAATTGTGCTCCGAATATTAACATTTCTCCAGCTGATGACGTTGTTATTTTCGGAAAACGAGTTGTTGCTACTGCGGATTGAGTAACCTCAAACCTTTTCCATTCATTAGTAGCGGTAGCACCTATGGTTGCGTATGAAATATTACCAAAAGAAAAATCAAAAGTTCCGCCTTGTGTTTTTGCATAAAAAGAAAATGTATAATTAGTTCCGACTGAAAATGGCATAGATTTTAAAATTTCTCCACCATTATTAAGAACCAACTTAAAAGCACCTAAAGGAGAGTCTCCACTTGGTGCTGAAAAACCTTGTACTTCTTTAACTGAGACGTTGTCTATTGAGCCAATAAATGAAACACCTCTAAAGTAAAGTATGTTTCCATCAGATAAATTTTGATAGGTATATGTACCGTTACCAGATGTTGGAACTGAATCACCCGAACTTGTTGTACCTCCAAATAAGGGTTTTATAAATCCTGTCACGTAGTCGGATATAGTAAATGTAAGTGTGTAAAATTTACCCGATTCAAGAACACCATTTTGTGAAAAATTAGAACTACCAGAAGGTATAGACGCTGATGCTTTACCACCACTAATAGTCCAATCCGCTCCTTTTATCCAATCTGTATCAGTTGCAAAATCTCCATTAACAACTTCTTCAACTCCTGCAGTACTCGCATCGCCTTCAATACTAGCACCATTCTTTGTCCAATAACTGTTACCGAAAGATTCAGAATAAGTTATTAGATTTGTACTCTGTGGTTGTAATTTTAAACTCGGACAAGTTCCATCGCTATAATCTAAAATAGGCACGTTTACCGCCATCTCTTCTATTAAGCCTTGCTCGTTAATTCTTGTCGCTTTACTATTTCTTGCAAAATCTAAATCGGCGTTACCGTCCGTTGGCAAAACACTATAAATCTTTTCTGCTTTATACCCCGAAGGTATCATTGCTATACTTGGTTCTGCCATTTTTATTTTTTTATCTTGTTGTTAAACACTCTAATTGTTCGTCTGTTAATGCTTCTTTAAATACTGCAACACATTTTGCCTTTCCGTAGAATTTTTGAGTGCCACCCCCAACATCAAAACTTAAATCATTAAGAGTATTTGATGAAAAAATATTTGTTTCATTACTTCCACCAATTTTTATACCATTTAAGAAAAAAGCATAATCTCCAGATTTATATTTTATAGCTAACTTATTAAATTGCTTTACTTCTGTTAAACTTGTTGTAAAAGATAAATTTATGCTTTGAGTACTACTAAATATAATTGCTCTTAATTGATTTGAATTACCACCTAACAACAAAGCCACTCTTTCATTACTTGTATCGTTTGTTAGTGTTATATACCTATTAGGATTTACTGTATCTTGAGTAATAAAAGATTTTATCTCTGCATATAAAACACCTTCGGTTGAATCTACCAAATCGCCTAATCCGCTTCTACTTGCAGTTTCTGCTAAACGAGTCTGAACAGTTGCTGCAGTTGGGATGTAAGAAGTTGCAAAAGATTTTTGTTCTAATTGTGCTCCGAATACATACATAGATTTTCCGTCTTCTAAAGTATGTCTGATTTGTGAAGATGACGAATTTGCGTTAGTGTATTCAAAAGTCATTTCTATCCTATACCATCCATTACCATAATTTACTGAATTTGCAGATGCGTTATTATCTAATGTAAATATGTCTGTATCAATATTATAAGTTATTCTTGATTGTGGATTGTTATTTACATTACGAATTTGAATGGTGCTTGAAGTACCTTTTTTTACAAACAATGAATGAGTGTATGTTTGACCATTAATTGTGCTTACATTTCCTGTACCAAACCAACCACTAGTGCCAGTATTCCTAGAAAATAAAGAGGCATTTGTTTCTCCATCTAAGGATGATTGATTATCTACTCTATTTGTATTGTTCGGATAACCATTTCCGCCAAAAACCCATTGACTTGCATTACCAGAATAAATTAATGCATTTGTACTCTGTGGTTCTATTAGCCAACTAACTACACCATCTTTATAGTTTATTCTTGGAATATTTGTAACGTCTATAACTTCTTTAACTGATACGTTTTCTATGCACATAATAGAACTAGACCCAAAAAATTTAAAAGAAAACCTTGATGGTGCAGAAGTTGCTGTAAGATATTGGGTAAATATTCCATTTTCTGACACATTTTCCCCGCCTAAGTATGTACCACCGTGAAAAATAGGTCTTATTTCGCCAATTACATAGTTAGATATTGTAAACTCTATTTTATATGTTCCAATAGAGTTAAATGATTGCCATAATTGTTGACCTGAAGAAACATTATTTGCAAACGCTTTACCGTTAGATATTGATAAATTAGAAGGTTTATTCCAATCACTATCCGTTGCAAAATCTCCGTTTATAATTTTCTCAACTCCTAAAGTATCTACATTTTCTATTAAGCCTTGTGCATTTACTCTTGTAGCCGCACTTCCTCTTGTAAAGTTTAGGTCTGCGTCTATAACTTCTTTTACTGATACGTTGTCTATTGTTAAATCTGTTCCTAAAGAGCCTATTGCTAAGGCAAATTCAGTAAGTTCTGTTAAGGCTTTCAAATTAAAAACAAAAGTTCCAAC